GGCTAAACAGTTCAAGTAATAATTAGTAATAGGATGGCTACTATAAGAACTCCACCGAATAAGGCTACAACTGAAAAATTTATTGAAAAGGCAAAAAAGAAACATGGTGATAAATTTGATTATTCAAAGGTTATCTATAAAACGTGTAAAGATAAGATAATCATAATTTGTAAGATTGATGGGCATGGAGAATTTGAAACAACCCCTGATAGTCACATTCAAACTCAAGGGGCTTGTCAAAAATGTAGATATGAAACAATTGCTTCAAAAAGGAAAAAAACACAAGAAATGTTCATTAGTCAAGCAAAAGAAAAACATGGAGAAGAAACTTATGATTATTCAGAAGTTGATTATAAAAATCATACAACGAAAGTTAAAATTAAATGTAAAATTCATGGTTTATTTGAACAAAAAGCAGGAAATCATTTACGTGGTGATGGTTGTATAAAATGTGCTGGTATTTATACTCCATCAACCGAAGAATGGATTGAAAAGGCTAAAGAAAAACACGGCATTGATAAATTTGATTATTCAAAAGTCGTATATACAAATGCTGGCACGGAAGTTATTATAGGCTGTACTACTTGTGGCAGAGATTTCAAACAAACACCTACTTCACATATGTATAGTGAAATTGGATGTGATTGGTGTAGAAAGAAGCATGTATATACAACAGAAGAGTATATTGAAGAAGCAAAAAAAATTCATGGTGATAGATTTGATTATTCAAAAGTTGAGTATAAATCAGCAACTGAACCCATAATTATTATTTGTAAAGTCCATGGCGAATTTCTACAAACTCCTTCAGATCATAAAAATCAGGGTTCTGGTTGTAAGAAATGTTCAAATGTATATAGCCCATCTACTGAGGAATGGACAAAATGGGCAAAAGATGTATGGGGTGACGATTATGATTATTCAAAGGTAGAATATAAATATGCATCTGAGAAAGTAATTATTATATGTAAAAAGCATGGTGAGTTTGAATGTTCGCCTAATAACCATATTCATGCTACAAATCCAACTGGATGCCCGTCTTGTGTGCGTAAAGGAGAGGGTTTGGTTGCAGAATTCTTGAAATTGGAATTTGACACATATCTGAAAGAATGGAATCCTTCATTTCTGGGTTCAAAACGAATGGATTATCAAGTTCCAAAAATAAATACATGCTTTGAAATTGATGGATTACAGCACTTTAGACAAGTTTGGAATTGGAAATCACCTGAAGAACAGCAGTGTAATGATATAGATAAAATGAAAAAATGTCTTGATAACACTATATCTATCATACGAATTTATCAACCATCAATTACAAGGTTAGATGATAACTGGAAATTATACTTATCTAATTCCATAAAATATATTATTGAATCAACAGAACCAGTTGTCATATTTCCAAAAAATATATCAGAATATGATATTTATAGAGAAAAATGCGATTCAGAATCAATAAAATATGTATCTTTATAAATAAACCTTCTTCTTTCTTCTTAGTGTTGAGTTCTTCTTGTATATCTTCTTAACTGCCTCTTTATCAAACGCATATAAAAAATAGTTCTTGAACTCTTTTTCTTTCATATGATTTATAGCATCTTCTATTGTCCTATGTATCTGTTGGTATGTAAGAGGGGATTTCTTTTTGATATAATACTTTAATTTGCTAAAGAAGTTCTCTATTGGATTTGAACGAGGATAATACGGAATACTATAAAGAAACTCATTATTTTTCTGAATTTCCTGTTTCACATCTTGTGTCTTATGAAATCCAGCATTATCCATAATCACCAGATTACCCTCATAATTTGCGGTTATATGCTCGGCTATAAAGTATTTTAGGCGTTCTGAATTGACTGCTCCTTCTTCATATAGTTTCCAACCTACAACACCTTTTCTATTTATAGCAATTAACAAAGAATACTTCTTGAATACTTTATTATCTGTTGTTTTATAACTGCATCTTTTACCCAAATCACAACGACCATAAGTGCTATGTAGTTCAGCGTATATACCAGTTTCGTCAAGTGCTATAATATCATTTATATTATGCTCTTTTACTTTTGCTAAATAATCTGTTATTTCTTTATTATGATTTCTTTCCCTACCTCTATAGGTTATAGGTTGATGTATATGATGAAGACGCTTTCTTGTTTTATTATTATCTCGTAAAATCTCTCCGAGATGTTGCCTTGATACTGATATATTGGGAAACTCCTTTTTCAATTCAATAAGAAGGTCATTCATAAAAATATCAGGTTTCTCTTTTATAAGTTCAGAAGCACGGCGAACAAATGCCTTATTTACTTTATAAGACCCTTCTTTACGATTTTTACGAGTAAGTGATTTAGAAGACTTATATGTATTATACCATCGTTTCAGAGTTTGCCTTTTACAATCAAAAACTCTACAAGTATCAGTAAAACTTCCAGACTTTTCGTAATGAGTAATTGCTGAAAGTCTGTAATCGGAAGAGTGTTGTTTGCCTACCATTTCTTATTGGAAACGCTCATTTAAAATCCGCACGGGTCTAAATAGCTGATTTTTCCTGTAAAAAGTAGGTATGGGGCAGAGTCAGACAAAAGTAAAAAAGGACATGGCCATTTGCTTTGTTCTGTTTAATCCAGCACAAACAAAACGAATCCTTATGAATTATCTCTATGTGAGAAATCTTTTTGTATCACAAGGCCTACCTGTTTACACATTAGAGTTAGTGTATGAAGGACGTCAGCCTGAAATTCCTGATGCGTTCCATGTATCCGGTTCATCTTTTCTGTTTCACAAGGAAAACTTGTGTAGGGTCCTAGAAACCAAAATTCCTAGCTGGTATACGAAACTCGCATTCTTAGATGCAGATATCTTTTTTATGGACAAGTCGTGGTATAAAAAAACATCTGATTTACTCAATTCACATGAAGTAGTTCATCCTTTTGAACGAGCGCATTGGTTGGATTTAACCTATAAGAAAACAATGCTCACACGAAAATCAGTGGTCTGCAATGGAAAAGTAGACTGGGATTTTTCATTTCATCCTGGATTTGCTTGGTGTATGCGCCGCAGCTTTTACAAACAAGTTGGGTTCTTTGATTACGCGATTTCAGGAAGTGGAGATACATTGTCTTCCGCAGGATGGCTTGGCAAAGCCTTTCCTGAGAAATTTCAAAGCCTTCCAACTCCTCTTGGTACCAAGTATTTAGAATTCAAGAGTCGTCCTTCCCCTAAAGTGACGTATTTGAAAGATGTAGATCTCTATCATTTGTATCATGGTTCCCGCGAGAATCGCCAATATGCGGAACGGCACAAAATGTTAAATATTAAAGGAGATATTGAAGACTACATTGAGAAAAACAAAAACGGAATTTGGGAATGGAAAGACAAAGAAAAATGGAATCCCTTGTATTTTCAATATTTTAAAAAGCGTGATGATGATGGATTAAGTGAAGCTCCTGTTCAAATAGTCTCTAAAGTATCGTCTTAAACAGAATCTAAAGTTAGTTGTTTTGTTTAGTTTAATGAAGCCGTCAACTTCCACAACTTCACTTACAGAACTTACAGCAGTGACCCCTGACGAAGAATGTTTAGTCTGCCTTGACATCACCCATGAAAGTGGTTGTGCTCTTGTAGAAAGTAGTCAGTATACAACATATGGGTGTAGATTTCATGTGCATTCAGTTTGCTGGAATCAATGGATACGCAAGAAAAAGGCAGTCAGTAATCTAGACTTTCCATTCTGTCCAATTTGTCGCAAAAACTCACAGCATCCCTCTCCATCTCCCTTAACCGAGTTTTCAGGTGCGACAACAAAATGGTTTTTTTTGTATGTATTGTCTGCTGTCTTAGTTGGTTGTATGGCAATTGTGGGTATTGTTCTTTCATTTTCGAGAAACTAGAGATTCTTTTGTTCGTCTGTATTCAAACAGCAGAGCTAGTTGAATAAAGAGGGTATAGACACTCAACTACACAATATTTTGAGTATGAAGGGACATAGCTGGTCTACTTAGGAACTGTATTTCGAGTTTAGCTTCTTCTCATACTCAAAAAATGAGCCATAAAGAGGTTGGACATCAGTTCCTGCTGGTCCTGGGCAACCTCTTCCTAACGCTCTACAAGAACAGATGAATCCATTTCTACTTAGCCCTTCATTATAATATCATGAAATGACATTTCTAACTCCTGTGTTTTTGTTTCCTCATAGGTTGGATTCAACTGTGGATATGTTTCATACAGTTCTGCTAACTTAGCTTTGGCTTGTTCTAATTTCTGTTGCAAAGACACTGCTTTGGAACTGGTCGTCTTCCAACAAATTCCTTCTGTTTTGAATTCAATAGCAAACCGGTCACCGTGTTGCCCTTGTGCTCGTACATACCAAATATGTTTGGGAATCTCATTTGGTTGTATAGGACACCCTTCAGGAAGAATGACATTTCGTTTCTTTTTAATTTGATGGATGTTCTGCTGACTCTGTGTAATCAACCGCAGATTTTCTTTGCGGTTGTCTAGGCCATTGCGGTTAATATGGTCTATGGATTGTTTTGGCCCTTTTCCATTAAATGCATTGTGATTCATAACCAAATTGTGTAGATATAATTCTAGTTTCACACCACCATCAAGGTAAAAGGTTGATCCAATATATTTTCCTGAGGAAACATGCCAGGGGCGTTTTTCAACCTTCTCAAAGTCTTCTTTATCAAAGACAAATTGTATATCACTCCCATTGTGCTGTATTATCCCAATACCATACTCCTTGGTATTATGCGTTACAAAGCGATAATCAATAATACCAGGTTTTCTTCCAGAATTTCTGTATCCAGTTTTGTATTCAAGCTCTTCCAGTTCCATAGCAATACTATACTATAAAAATGGAAATATAAAATCAAATTTTACGAAATATTAATACGAACAAAAAACAACCATACAAACTGCCGGAAACCACTGGGTGGTTTGGCGCTTAGTTTGAGTAGGCAAGACCACCCATACCAGACATCACGCGGAGCACGTTGTAGTTGGTGGCATACACATAGACCGTGGAGGTTGTGGTTGTGCCGACCGCGTTGTTAGACACCGTGAGGAGGAGCGTGGTGTTATCAATACGGGACAAGTTGCATGTGCCAGAGGGCTGGTGCTGCTCAGGCTGGAGAGCGAATGAGTAGACGTTGATACCGACGGCAGGGATGTTGGTGTGGTGCTGGTAAGGCTGGACCTCGTTGAAGTAGCGACCTTCGCGGACCTGGAATCGGTCGTGGCCGTTGAGCTGGATGAGCGCAGTGATGCAAGGGTTCTTGCCAGCCATGCCCTCAACGCGGGTGACGGAGTAGCCAGACTCAAGAACAGATCTGTCCCACCAGTCGGAGAAGTTGAAAGGCTGCTGGCCCTTCCAAGGGAAGATGGTAGCATCGTCGCAGGCGACGAAGGAATCGCGCTGGACAACCCAGATGAGCTCCTTGCAAGGGTGGTTGAAGTTGAGCTTGAGCTTGTTGGAAGAAGAGGTGATGGACTCACCGCCAGTGAACTGGAGGACGTCGATGAGGTACTCGTGGGAGACCTGGGCGAACTTGCGACGCTCATCAGTATCGAGGTAGATGTAGTCGATGTAGAGGGAGGCAGCAACCAAGTTGGCAGCGGCAACGCGGTCACGGATGACGTGAACGTTGGAGTTCTGGGGAGCGGCATCGAAGCAGAGGTTGCGGATGTCGTTGAAGGTCAAGTTGATACGGACCTCGTGGTACTGGAGGGCGATCAAAGGGAGAGCAAGACCAGGGTTGCGGCAGAACCAGAACTGGAGAGGGATGTAGAGAGTGTATTCAGGGGCGCAGTTGCCAATCTCGTTGGACATGTTGGGCTCGCCAGAGACGCAGTCGTCGTCGCAAGTCTCGCCACCCTGCACGATGAGGTTGGTGAGCTGGGGGACGTTGCCAACCATCTTGGCATAACCGGCCTGCTTGCCAGGCTCCTGGGTGAGCTCATTCCAGATGTGGAGCCACTGACCATAGTGCTTGTCAATGCGCTGACCACCGATCTGGAGCTCGACCTCGCGGACCAAGTTGTGGCCAACCCAGTTGAGCCAGCGGAACTGAGCACCAGAGCCGTCAGAGGCTAACAGCTGCACCTTAGGGAGTGTGGCCTGGAGATACATACGGTAGATTAAGTCACCGTTACGCTGAACAGTGACAGTCACCTGCTTGCCAAAGCCAGGGGAACCGTTGAAAGGGTTCTCAATGGACTCCATGGCGAAGTTGGTGTGGCGACGGTAAACAACCTTGAAGAAAGTGATCTGGGGGTTACCTGTGAGGTAAACGTCTTGGGCGCCATAGGCGACGAGCTGCATCAAACCACCACCTGTCATTTGAGTCTATACCTTTAAAAGAGAAAAAAAATTTACCAGAGATGGGTTTTTGGAAAACTAACCGGGAGGGTCTGTTTTTTTAGTCTAAACACTTCCCAGGAAACCCCTTTACAGATGTCAATGGGTGACCCCTTCTTTAAGATTCGCCCCACGAAAAGAAGCAATCCTGAGGCGAGAACTACGTTAGACAGCATCCACCACTCTCATCTCAATCGTATTTTAGACGAAACAAAGAATTTAGATGATATTGAAGTAAACTTCCGTGAATTAAAAGAAAAATTAAATAGTTGTTCTGATGACATTGAGCGGGTGAAATTAGAAAAAGACCTTCAAGACCTTTTAAAAGAATATAAGAAACGGAAGTCTGGAACAGCTGTGTATGACTATTTTTTGGAAACAGGAGATATCTTATTTCAATATTATGATATCCAAGACAAAATTAGTCGTGGAGTCGAATCCAAGGAAACTCGTGTGGTCAAGTCCAAGCCTGGAAGTATTTGGGCTGTCTTAGAAACTGCCTCAGATTTGAGTGGTGGAATGATTGGCGCGACAGTGACTGGCTCAGATATGCGTCGTGACAAATTGCTAGAGAGTTTTTTACAAAAGGTGGATCCAGGACATGCGAGAACCAGCGGTGTCACACCCGATGACCCCTATGGAGAATGTAATGAATGTGGAACCGAAATGGTGTTCAGTAGCAATGAAGCGCTCTTTACTTGTCCTCAATGCGGCTTTCAGGAGTTTGTCTTGGTGGATTCAGACAAACCTTCCTACAAGGATCCTCCTCGTGAAGTCAGCTATTACGCCTACAAACGCATTAATCATTTCAATGAATGGTTGGCACAGATTCAGGCCAAGGAATCTACAGATATTCCTCAAGAAGTCTTTGATGCGATTATGACTGAATTGAAAAAGGAGCGTATCACGGAGCTTGGAAATATTAAGACATCCAAGATTCGTGAAATTCTGAAAAAACTCAAATTTAACAAGTATTATGAGCATGCGCCTCATATTATGAACCGCATCAATGGAAAAAATGCCCCTGTGATTACGAGAGAAACAGAAGAAAAGCTGCGCCACATGTTTATTGAAATTCAACCAAGTTTCCAGAAACATTGTCCTGCGGGTCGCAGCAACTTTTTGAGTTATTCCTATGTCTTGTATAAATTTTGCGAGCTGCTAGAACTCGATGAATATCTCCCCAATTTCCCGATTTTGAAAAATCGCGACAAATTGTTTTGCCAAGACAAAATTTGGCAGATGATTTGCCAAGATTTAAGTTGGCAATATATTCGGAGTGTCTAACAATCACGTTTAGAACCATAATTGAGGCATCGGCACAGAAATAGGTCCAGGGTCACCACCTGTCATGTCAGTTAGGTCACGACGCACCATTTTTGGGTAGATATTTTTATAATAGTTTACATCTTCTTGGGTAGGAACATGACTGGATGCGAGCTGAACCATCGTGCCAGGGCTCGTAAAGCCATCCTTCCGCATGAACAAACAAAGCGCTAAAATACCAATGACAACACCAAGAATCCAACCGACTTTCATTCTACTTCTCATTGGATTGTTTTACAATCATGGGAGAATTATTGATACACGGGGGTAACTGCTTACAAGCCGCGAGGGAAGCCCACCAAGTTAGCACCAAGACCGAAGCCAGCACCCTGTCTGGCCGTCACACCGATAGACGGGGAGACCAAGTCCAAGACGGCGAAGACCGCCGCGGCAACGAGGGCGAGTGTGGTGATTTCATCAAGAGGCAAGCTCTTGCGAGGGATGAAGATAGCAGCGCCAGCTACGACGAGGCCCTCAATTAAATACTTGATAGCGCGATTGACAACTTCAGAGACATCCATTTGTTCTATATTCAGAACTTAGAAAATTTCTTCCAGAGACCTATTCAGCCGAAGACTAATTGAACTCACTGCGTTTTATTCATCTAAAGAGTCTCCACGAACCCCAGTAGAATGTCTAACGAAGAGAAGGAGTCCTTTTTGAGCGATGATCCCGAAATCGCGAGCCAGCGCTGGTGTCTTTTGAGTTTCATCAGCCCCGAGAACGTGTTGAACCGGAAGGACCAGTTCTTTTTTACTTCATTCATCAACCAGTATGATTTTCACCTCCGCACGAAGAAAATGGAAGAGTTCTTTGTGAAGCAAATCCAATCTATCAACGCAAAGCTAGATGCCGAAGCCACCAGACTCGAGGCTCTGGATCTCAGTGGTGCTGCCGCAGCTTGCCGGAATTCCACGCTGACAATTGAGAGCTATGTCTCTGATTTCCAGAAGTTTGTCAAGGCCAATCTGAAGGAACTCAGCGCCAGCAACATCAAGGATGAATTTGATGACTTCATGTATACCAATATTGCAAAGCTAGAAGATGACTTCTATGCGAAGAACAACTTCCAGACGACTATGCGTGGAATGAAAATTCGTGGGTCCTATGGTCAAAAGGAAGAGGCCGAAGCTCGTGCCAAGAAGCTTCAGAAGATGGACCCGGACCACAACATTTACGTGGGTCAGGTGGGCAAGTGGCTGCCGTGGGATCCTTCCCCTTCCGCTATCCCCGACCAGGAATACGCCGAAGACCAGCTCAACACCCTCATGAAGAAATACAAGGAGAACGAGGAGGCTCGTGAAGTGTTCCACAAGGAGCAGCGTGAGCGCGCCCGCAAGGGCAAGGGTGTGATGAATATGGATGGCAATCAGGCAGCCGATACCGATTACAACTCTAGCAAGAACCTCACCGTCTCTAAGGCAGAGGCAGAGACAGAGACAGATACCTCTATTCCGTCATTGGGAACTGGCTCCTCCCAGTTTGACGGCATGTTCTCGGGTCCTGCGGATTTGGCTATCAAGCGCAAGATGGATCGTGAGGCAAAGTAAAAAACTTCTAAGCGGATTTTTAAAAATCACATTAGATGTTTATTGTTTATTGTTGGTTAGGACCAATCGGAACACAGACTTCCTCGCCGTCCGCATCAGCACCCTCATTGGGGTTGGCCTGCTTCAAGCAGAAAGAACCCTCAGGACACGTTGTCTTGGTGCAACGCGGGTTGATGTAGCCCTCATAATACATGGGGAACATACGCTTGAGCATAGGAACTACAATTAAGATTGCTAAGAGAACACCTGCGAGTCCTAAGAGAGTGTAACCAGCCTGCTTTGCCATTTCTACTAGAGGCGAATATATCCTTCAGGCTTTACGGGAAGACCGGAAGAGGGTGAGATGGGAATAGTAGTTTCAGTCTTACAATATCCGTTAATACAGCGGGTTCCAAACGGACAGGGCGCCATATCCACCCCACACATTCCTTCGGGAACTCCTGTGTAAAAATTCTCAAATCCTTCTGTGCGGAACTGCATGAAGGCAGAGCATCCAAAGAGAACGCAGGCAACAAGCAAGATGATAACTGCGCTTATGTTGTCTTGACTAAGACCCATTTCTATATGGAGTTTAGAACTTACGAACGGTGATTTGAGGGCCCTTCAACCGTCTGTGAGAATTTGGGTCATAGGCACTGTCGTCATGTTCATCTTTTTCTTTGTAGTATTGCGCAGAATGCTGCCAGAACTCAGGGGCGCCGATACGGAAGTCAGCATGCATTTCGGCCTTATACCAGAAAATACAATCTTCTATTTTATTGGACTGGCTTGTATTGTCAATGACTAAGCATTCAAAGTTCTGCGTACATTGATCCATAATTTGGCAGAAAAACTCAAAATTCGGGAACGCAGATCCATAGTTATTAAAAATACGCTGTCTATTGGATAAATAGGGCTCTCTCAGAATAAAGACGAAGTCCACGTTTGTTCGGAGAGCAGGCTGGATACCAAGCGGATATTGCATCGTAATTAAGAAAAACACCTTGAGCCAACGACCGTTCATAAACAAGTAGCGAATGTTTTTATCGTGTGTCCAACTGTCATCATACATACAATCGTCCAAAATTAAGAAGGAACGAGGATCTAAACGGCTTTTGCGACCTTCTTGCTCCTCTCGTAAAATTTTGTTCATCACCATTTTTTGACGCTTACAAAAGTTTGACAAAATCACAGGACTAAATTCACCATGAATAAAAATGGGAGGGACCATCTTTCCATAGAGACCGTTGGATTCTTCTGTGCCTGAAATCACAGTTCCGAGAGGCATATCCTGGTGATTGAATAATAAGTCACGAACAAGCGTTGACTTACCTGTGCGACGACGACCAATAAAAATAGCAACAGCATCCTGTGGAATCCTCTTCATATCAAACTTGCGAAGCGATACATTCACTGCGGGGTGAGACATTTCCTATGTCAAGAGCAAAAGATTTTTACCGCGTATATGAACGCAGTTAGGAGTTCTGTGAAAGGACAAGAATGGATCCCCGTCTCAAAGGTAGTTCTTTGTCTGTTCCAAAGCTGATTTCCTCACCTCTTGAGTGTAAGAATCAGCCTGGGTTTGACCAACTTCAAACGTTTTATCCCGGTATCGGCATAATTAGCAATCTGAAAATTGCCCCAGAAACGGATTTATGGTTAGACCATTCCCATCGCATAAAAGAGCTTTTATCGCAAGAAACATCCAAACGCTCAGGTAAAGTAAGTCTACGAGTTGAACAAAATACAACAACGACCGGAAGCGATGTTCAAGATATCTCAGGGTTCCGCAAAATTACGCACTTGTTGGACCCTGTTCGTTGGCTCCAAGGAAAATACAGTCTCCCCAAACACACATTCCTCCCTTGGCATCAAGAGACATGGGAAGCCGCTTGGAATAAACTTCAAGACCCTATGAATCAAGCCTATGTGGAAGCCCTGGCCACCTACGCCTTAAGCAAACTCCGCGAAACCAATCTCAGTCCTCATTTTCATTTATTTTATGGTGCGATGTGTGGAAAAGCCGATACGTATGCCTACAATATCACGGACTCCTATATGTCGTATCGTCATGCGCGGTGGTTCTGGACTAGTCAAGAAAAAGAGGTATTCAGATTGAGTTTTGATGAAAGCATTCCTCAGGAGGTCAAGGATGCCATCCTTCAGCAACCTGAAGAGTTAGATTCGTCAGATGAGGATACTGATTCTGAACAATCAATTACATCTGAAGAGGAACTAACAGGGTTCCACTGTGATGCTCCAGAC